CAAGATTGATTTATCTAGATATGATGTGTATGATATAGGCGAAAAGATTGGCGAAGATATTGTCGATAAAAAGAAAAGCAGAACTATAAAAGATTTTTTAAATGAGTGAACAAACAGATTCAAGCAAAATGCTCAAAAGCTTCCTTAAAACAAACAAGGATGATCACTACAACTTCGAAGAGGAGATAGACTACAAGGTGTCCAGTGGGTCTTTGCAGTTTGATCTGCAACTAGGCGGCGGTTTTGGACCGGGCCTACATAGGTTTGTAGGCATGAATGAAGGAGGTAAAACCTCTGAGTCTCTTGAGGTCATGAGAAACTTCTTGAAAACAATACCCAAGTCAAAAGGTGTTTATGTTAAAGCTGAAGGTCGTTTGTCACCAGAAATGAGAGAGCGTTCTGGCGTTAAGTTTGTCTACGATCCAGATGAATGGGTCGATGGCACTTGTTTTGTTTTTGAATCAAATATTTATGAAACCGTGGTTGCTCTGATGAGAGAACTTGTCACCAAAAACGACGATAAAATAAAGTATTGTTTCGCGTTGGATTCTGTAGATGGTCTTATACTGAAAAACGATGTAGATAAAAGTTTCGAAGACGCGACTAAGGTAGCCGGGGGAGCAGTTGTTGCTGCTAAGTTTATGCAGAGAATGAGTATAGCCTTGGCTAAGAGGGGTCATATGGCGATTTTTGTATCACAGGTTCGTGCTGATATAAAACTAGACCCATATACAAAAGCTCCAATTCGCCAAACGAGCGCGACAGGAGGAAACGCTTTACTCCATTTTGCTAACTGGATTATTGAATTTGAGCCAAGATTTAAAGGTGATATTATTTTACAGAACCCATCTATAAAAAAGATGGACCCTCAAAAAAACCCAGCTATAGGACATTATGCGAAGGTTACTGTTAAAAAATCACCAAATGAAAAAACAAACACAGTAATATCTTATCCGATTCGTTATGGTCGCAAAAACGGCACCTCCATATGGGTAGAAAAAGAGATTGTGGATTTGCTTTATGCTTGGGAGTTTGTCTCCAAGAGTGGCGCTTGGATTTGTTTTACTGATGATTTTAAAGAAATTTTATCTGACACCGAGTTTGAGTTGCCAGATAAAGTTCAGGGAGACAATAAGCTGTTTGCCCTCATAGAAGAGAACGAAAACCTTTCCTTGTTTCTTGTAGAGTATTTTAAGAATGCCATCCAAGAGTTGTCATGAAGTTTTATGATTCATATGGCAAATTAAGAAACCTTAAAAACGCTAGAAAATACTTAATAGACTGGGATTGTAAAAGTCGCAGTAAATTCCAAAAGGGCGTTAAAGATTTTTTACGCCCTTTTTGGGAAAGCGACATAGTATTTGAAGAGTTTAGAATCGTTGGGTCTCGGTTATCTTTAGATTTTTATAACGCAAATAAAAAAGTAGCCATAGAGGTCCAAGGAGCGCAACATACCAAATATGTCAAGCACTTTCACAAGAACAGACTAAAATATCTTGACCAATTAAAAAGAGATCAAAAAAAGCTGGACTTTTGTGACACAAACGATATAAAGCTAGTGGAGATATACCCTGACGATGTAGTTACGGCTTCTTTTTTTGAAGACAAGGACATTTATTTATGAAAAATCCACCGGGACAACCAGAGTTTAATATACCAGAAAACTTTTTAGATCAGCTTTATGAGTTTAGTGGGGGCGCTGACAAATACAAAGGGATGATAATAGCGTTGTCTTCAGAAAACGGCTCTCCTTTGGTTTACTCAAAATATGAATCTCCAATTATTGAGCTAGGATTAAGAAAAGCCATAGAAGACTTTTTGACTGACAATGTAACAGACGAAGACAAGAACTAATGATATATAATTACGACCTTGAGAGACAGCTTTTGGCTGGACTGATAAAATCACCGAAAGACTTTTCGGAGATTTCAAACTTTGTTGACCATTCAGATTTTTATTCTGAACAAACAAACTTACATAGCACAATATTTACAATTATTAAACAAGCCATTGATGGAGGGGAGGACATTGATGAGGTTATAATTGCTCAAAGGGTTGCGAGCATTGGTCTTACTTTTGAAGACAACCTAAACCCTGCTGATTACATCAAGTCTCTGGCACTCCGCAAAGTCCCTAAAGGCAACGTCCTTAAGACAGCTAAAGAGCTTAAAAAGGTTTCGATCAGAAGAGGCATATACAACTCAGCGCAAGAGGTTTCAAAAAAAATGCGCTCTATTGGCCCAGAAGCATCTTATAAAGACATTGTTGAGAAGGCTGATAACATCTATAACTCTAAGATTAATCTGTATGAGATAGGAAACGAAGTCCCAGAAAATATTTACGAAGAGATGGAGTATGTTGTTGAGGATCGAGGCAACAACCCTCTAACTGAATTTGGCATGATGGGTCCGCACCAAAAGATCAATGCCATCTACGGCTCTCTTTTAAGGCCGGGTAACATAACTGTTGTCGTTGCGAGATCTGGAGTTGGTAAGACTCAGTTTTGCATGGACTACTCAACCAAGGTTAGCCAAAAATACAATGTCCCCGTGTTACATTTTGATAATGGGGAGATGAGCAAAGAGGAGCTTATCATGAGACAGTGTGCTTCGCTTTCTGGAGTCCCCATGCACTTGATTGAAAGTGGTAAATGGAGAATGGCGGGTGATGATGTAGTTAAAAGAATCAGAAGTGTTTGGGACAAGATTAAAAACCTTAAATTTTATTATCATAATGTCGGAGGCATGGATGTCGATTCTATGATCAATACTTTAAAAAGGTTTTATTACTCCAAGGTCGGAAGAGGTAATAACATGATATTCTCTTTCGATTATATTAAAACAACATCTGAATCGCAGGGCAGCAAAAACGAATGGCAGGTTGTTGGCGAAATGGTTGATAAATTTAAAAGATGCGTCCAGAAAGAGATTCTAGAGGACGGCAAGCCTGTTATTCCAATGATAACTTCTGTTCAGTCCAACAGGTTCGGAATTACAAACAACAGAAACGCTCAAAATATTATTGATGATGAAAGCATCGTGTCGCTATCTGATAGAATCACACAGTTTTGTTCTCATATGTTCATTCTTAGAAGTAAGACCTCAGATGAAATTGAGATAGAGGGCAGGAGGTTTGGCACTCACAAGTTTATCAACGTAAAGGCTAGGCACTTAGGTGAGGACATTGCTGGGGCTGTAGAGCCTGTTCTAATAGATGACAACTTAAGAAAGAACTTTATAAACCTAGACTTTAAAAACTTCAACATTACTGAGTGCGGCGATCTCAGAGATATCGCGAGAACAATGAATGGAGAGGTTGATTTGGATGAAAGTGGAACAACAGAAGAAATCCCAGACTTTGATCAGTTCTGATGTCTTGAGAGGCATCCTAGATAAACTTGGTTACAACCTGTTAGACTGCGGCAATCATTGGCGCACGAATGCGCTGTTCAGAAATGGTGACAATCCGACAGCCATACAAATATACAAAAACACCGGAGTATGGATTGATTACACTCACGGTAATAACAAATCTAGGCCCTTTGAGGCTTTATTGCAGCTTACCCTTAAGGACGATAAAAAGCAGTTACAAGAAATTCTTAAGTCTTTAGACTCAGAAGAAGTAAAGGACTACAAACCCAAAGAACTAATAGAAATGGAAAAAATTTATCCAGAATCATCTCTCAAGAGACTCTTTCCTAATTATCACTTTTACAACCAAAGAAAAATCTCAGAGGAAACTCAAAAGTTTTTTAGGGTTGGGTTATCTGGCTCCGGTCAGATGTATAGAAGAATGGTTTTCCCGATTTATAATGAACATTCACAAATAATCGGCTTTTCAGGGAGAAGAGTTGATGAGGGTTCCTATTCTAAATGGAAGCATATAGGTCGTAAGAAAAGGTGGATTTATCCGTGTCACATCCCAGCAGAGGAAAGCATTGATCAAGTAATAGACGAAAGCGAAAGTGTCTATATCGTAGAGAGTATAGGAGACGCTATGGCTTTTTATGAGCAGGGCATAAAAAATGTAATATGCATTTTCGGCACCTCAG